TGTTGTGGTTCTGTAAGAAAGTTGGTATTCCTTTTGATGTATATGCTTTTACTAATGAGTGGAGTAGTCATGATATTAATTTTCCACATCAATTATTAGATCATTACGAGAAGAAAGAAAATCTTCTTTGTGTTTCAGATGATTTCAATCTCCTCAACATTCTTACAAGCAAAGTATCTGCCAAAGATCTAGAGCATCAGATGATCAACGTCTGGCGACATGCTGTAGGTTTTACTAGAGTATATCGTTCTTGCTATACTTGGGGCAGGAAGATGTCTCTGTCAGGAACTCCTTTGAATGAAGCACTTGTATCTCTTCATCAGATCCTTCCTAAGTTTCAACGTGAAAACAAACTGCAGAAAGTTCAATGTGTGGTTCTGACTGATGGTGAAGCATGTCCTCTCAATCGTCACAAATTGATTAAGAGGTACTGGGAGAACAATGCTGAGTTTCTTGGAGAGGCTAGACACGATCACTGGAAAACTATTCTACGCGATCGTAAGACTGGTAACATGTATAAGTTTGAGTCTGGAAACTTCAACGGATTCTCTGATGTCATGCTGAAGAATCTTAAGGATAATTTTCCTGAAGTGAACTTTGTTGGCATTCGTTTACTTGCTCCTCGCGATGCTAATAATTTTCTTAAACTTTATTATGATCATGGTGAAGAACTAATTAAACTGCAGAATGAGTGGAAGAAAGAGAAAGGATTTGTGATCCGTGAGTCTGGATATGATGCATACTTTGGACTTTCATGCACGGCTCTTGCTCAAGATGTTGAGTTTGAGGTGGACGATGGAGCATCAAAAGCAAAGATTAAGTCTGCTTTCGCCAAAAGTCTTAAGACTAAGAAACTAAATAAAAAAGTCCTGGGTGAATTTATTTCTCTAGTAGCATGATGACTTGGAAAGAAATTGCACTTCAGATGGAAACCGATCCCAGGGTTCGCAAGGTTCTTATGGAGGGCCCTAAGAAATTGACTGACGCATGGATGCTCCAAGTAATGAAATTCAAGTATAGACGGTTTGAAAAGTGAACACTGGGGGTACATGCCCCCCTTTTTTGTGTGTATAATAAGCAGGTAAACAACAAAAGCACATGGCACTGTCCCCCGAGTACATTCGCACCTCACTTCAAGAACTGTATGGCATCGAGTTCACTGCAGCCGATGTTCGTGCATGGTGTGCTATGAACGGTTCTAACTATCAGACTGTCACTAACAAATTATCGGATTACAAAGTCGGACGTGGTAAGTGGAATTTGGAAGTAACTAAAGAGACTGTAGAAGATCTGGAAACGTCCTATACTGCTCCTGCTGCTATGCCTGCAGTTGAGCAAAATCTTATTCCTCAGAAAGATGATTCCTTCGTCAAGTTTGGTAACTTCGCTGATATTAAAAAAATTATTCAGTCCGGTATTTTTTATCCAACGTTCATTACGGGACTCTCCGGTAATGGCAAGACTTTTTCGGTTGAGCAAGCGTGTGCCCAACTCGGAAGGGAACTAATCCGTGTAAACATTACAATCGAAACTGATGAAGATGATCTTATTGGCGGTTTCCGCCTTATTGATGGCAACACCGTCTGGCACAATGGCCCAGTCATCGAAGCACTCGAACGCGGTGCTGTATTGCTCCTTGACGAACTCGATCTCGCTTCTAACAAAATTCTCTGTCTCCAATCTATCCTTGAAGGGAAAGGAGTTTTCCTTAAAAAAATCGGAAGATGGGTTTCTCCTCGAAGTGGATTCAATGTCGTCGCCACAGCCAACACTAAGGGTAAAGGTAGTGACGACGGACGATTCATTGGAACTAACGTGCTCAACGAAGCGTTTCTAGAGCGTTTCCCCGTCACCTTTGAGCAAGAGTATCCTACCACTGCTATTGAGACTAAGATTCTCTCTAAACTTTGCACTGATGATACTTTCTGTAAGCGTCTTGCAGACTGGGCAGATATCATCCGTAAGACTTTCTATGATGGTGGTATTGAGGAGATCATCAGCACTCGTCGTTTGGTTCATATTGTTCAGGCATACAATATTTTCGGTGACAAAGCAAAAGCAATTGAGGTTTGCGTGAATCGTTTTGATGACGAAACTAAGCAGGCATTCCTGGAACTGTATGATAAAGTTGATGCTGATTTCGTGATGCCCTCTGAGGATATCGTTGACACTTATACTGCTGAGTGATAAAATGACTAATGCTTGGAGTTTACTTTATGATGTTATGACTACGAAAGCAGATGGATACTCTACAACTGAAGATGGAATTGTTGGTGGATTAGGTGAAGACACAATTGCTATCCCAGCAATTCCAAGTGATGCATTGTCTCAATGGGCTTCTCTAGACGAAACAACTATGGATTACACTGTTAACATCCCAGATCTTCCAAATGCACCAGACAACAATAACGGACGTTGGAAATATAATGAAGATGTTATTTTGAAGGATATTCATGAATATGTTAGTGGCACTTATCGTAGTCACTACACTGGAAATGAAGGAGGATTCAAAGATATTCAAACTATTGATTTGATGGAAGTAAAAAATCTTGCTTCTAATTTCTGTCAAGCAAATATTTTAAAGTATGGAAGTAGATATGGCGATAAAGATGGAAAAAATAAAAAAGATTTACTTAAAGTCATTCATTATGCTATGCTACTCTTGCATTTTGATGATCATTACAAATCAACCAACTCTGACTTCCCTTATTGATAATGAAAATTCGTAATCCTATGAAACTGTCTGATTCTACCCTTTCTCTCCTCAAAAACTTTTCTTCCATCAACCAATCTATTCTGTTCAAAGAGGGTAGTAAACTTCGCACTATTAGTGTGATGAAGAATATTCTCGCAGAAGCAACCATTAATGAAGAGTTTGCCCGCGATTTTGGAATCTACGATCTCAACCAATTCCTTAATGGTTTGAGTCTACACCAAAAACCTGAACTTGACTTTGCAAATGATGGTTATGTAGTGATCAAGGAAGGACGCTCACGTTCTAAGTATTTCTTTGCAGATCCATCTGTTATTGTTACTCCTCCTGATAAAGAGATTTCACTTCCTAGTGAAGATGTCAGTTTTGAATTGACTACTACTGTTCTTGAGAAACTTCTAAAAGCAGCTGCTGTCTACCAACTTCCTGATATCTCTGCTGTTGGTGAAGCAGGTGTTGTGAAACTTGTAGTTCGTGATAAGAAGAACGATACTTCTAATGCTCACGAAGAAGTTGTTGGTGAGACGGATGGAACTTTCAACTTTAACTTTAAAGTGGAGAATATTAAGATTCTCCCTGGAACATATGATGTTGTAGTTTCGCAAAAACTTCTGTCTCGCTTCACAAGTAAAAATCACGATCTGACTTACTACATTGCACTTGAACCAGACTCAACTTTTGGGTAGGATGCGGTTGATTGGATGCATTTTGATTGTCTGCTCTCACTTTACTTTGATTTATGTAAGTGTTTTAGCAGGAGTCATAGTGCATCTAGTCGCTGATTTTCTTACTCTCCCATTCTTTATTAAAAACAAAATGTGGGATATGGTAGTTATGCTATCTTTTCTTGTTACTATTGGAATAAGTAAATTATTTGCTCACTATGGAACCTGATCCGTATATTCAATTCTTAGAAAATTGGATACCTGGAATAGGTGAAGACACCAAACTTCATGATCAACTTCACATTCACTTTGATCTTGGGTTTAGTGTTAATGAAGAAGCCAAACTTCTTGGTTTTCAATTAGGACATCACCCCGCTGGAAGTTTCTTTCATGTTGTGGTATTCTGTATTATGAGTGTTACGATTTATCCTAGCGATTATCGCAATACTTGGAAAGATATTCAGGATTTTTACGAAGCATATTTGCTTGGAAAATACTGGCAATCTGTATCCTATTGGTTTATTCCTAAAACAATATTATGCGCGACGAGTTTCTGTGGGTAGAAAAATACCGCCCACGTAAAATTGAGGAGTGTATTCTCCCTGACAATATCAAGAAAACTTTTCTTGATTTCCTAGATAAAGGAGAAGTGCCTAACCTGCTTCTTGCAGGCCCTGCTGGATGTGGTAAAACTACAGTTGCAAAAGCACTTTGCACTGAACTTGGAGTAGACTATTATGTCATCAATGGATCCGATGAGGGGCGATTCCTTGATACCGTCCGAAATAATGCGAAGAACTTCGCTTCAACCGTTTCGCTTGCGTCAACTGCAAAACACAAAGTCATCATCATTGATGAGGCAGATAACACCACCAACGACGTTCAACTCCTCCTACGGGCGTTTATTGAGGAGTTTAGTGGCAACTGCAGATTCATCTTCACCTGCAACTATAAAAACAAAATTGTTGAACCTCTTCACTCTCGGTGCGCCGTCATCGAGTTTGGAATCAAAGGAAAGGAACGACAAGAAATTGCAGCATCTTTCTTCAAGCGTGTCAAAACCATCTTGGATGAAGAGAGTATTAAATATGATAATAAAGTCCTGGTAGAATTAATCAATAAACATTTTCCTGATTGGCGTAGGGTTCTAAATGAAATTCAACGCTACTCATCAGGTGGTGCTATTGATGCAGGAATCCTCGCTACGTTCTCTGATGTCAAAGTTAACAACCTTATACAAAATCTTAAACAAAAGAACTTCCCTGAAGTTCGGAAGTGGGTGGTGGATAATTTGGACAATGATTCTGGTGTACTCATGCGTCGTATTTACGATGCTCTTTATACATCCTTGGCAAACTCTAGTATTCCTGCTGCTGTGCTTGTCATTGCTAAGTATCAGTATCAGATTGCCTTCGTTGCGGATCAGGAAATAAATCTGCTTGCATGTCTGACTGAGATTATGGTGGAGTGTGAATTCAAATGAACGCCGAAAATCTTTATCAAATAATGATTGCATTTTGTTTAGGATGCATGAGTATGTTAATTTTATCACCCGAGGCAGTTCAGAATTTATACAATTGTGATTGTGGATTTTCCGAAAATTTAAATTATCTAGATAAGCATTATAAATGATATTAACTGAGAGTGATGCGGTTTATGCCGCAGATAAATTTATTGATTATTATACTCAGTTCAATCGTATCGATGATTATCTAAGACACATTAAGGAAGATAGGGGAGAAAATAGATCAGGATATCTTCCGGGGTTTGGTGCAGACTCGGATATGTTTGATAAGTTTGATATGCATCCTAATGACATGAATTTTGAAGTTCATGTTGTTGATACTGATAATAAAAGTCGTTCAAAGTATAATCAGTGGCTTTATTCTGAGACACTGAATTTGACTGCTTCTAATCCTATTGAGGAAGCAATTCCTGGTAGGACACATAAATGGATTGTAGTTGAAACAAACACGAATAAAGTTGTTGGTGTTGTTAGGTTTGGTTCTCCCACAATCAACAGTAAACCACGTA